ATGCTGATAGTGTAGCTGATAAAACAGCAATAATGAATTTTAACAACGGATCTGTTAGGAAATTACAAATAGGTGGCTTTACTTCTGATCCTGATACTATCGGAAACGAAATGTTTATAAGAGACTTTATTCTGTGGGATGGTTCATTGTCTGCAACTGATGTAACTACTCTTTATAATGATGGAAAATATTATGATTTCCAAACCTTCACAACTTATGATAAATTAGCTTGGCTTAAACCAGATAATACGGTTGGCTCTTCTCTTAATGGTAGTTCGACAATATCTAATTTTGGAACAATTGGCGGTAATTTTGAAGTTGCTGATTATGATGTTGGAGAAATTGTAGAAATTAATTCTTCTTCTCCTTTTACAAGAATTTTAAATGCAAGTCAAAACTCATCATCTGTAAATATTGATGGTACCCTAACCGTTCAAGCACAAACAACATTAAGCGGAGGACTAAAAGTATTCGATTATACATTTCCCACATCAGATGGAACTGACGGACAAGTGCTCCAAACAAACGGAAGCGGACAACTTAGTTTTGTTGATGATAACGAAGTTGCAAAGTTTGGTTCTGGTACTTTAACTACTGGAAAATTATATTACCTCAACGGCTCTGCGTGGGCTGAGGCGGATGCCGATGCACCAGCTTCAGGTGCCGACCAGCTATTAGGTATAGCGTTAGGTTCAAGCCCAACATCAGATGGTTTATTGTTGCGAGGTTTTTTTGATGCATCTTCATATCTTTCAAATTTCTCTGGTGGCAAGGCAGTATACATTAGTACAACAGCAGGGGGAATGGATACCACCCAACCATCCGGAACTGGTGATTTTGTAAGAATTGTTGGATATTGTACAAGCACAGCAGATGTGATTTACTTTAACCCATCATCAACTTGGATTGAATTATAATGCCAGATTTTTCTAAAGTATTGGGTATATCCGGAGATAACATAGAAAAAATAAATGGTATATCTGGGGACAATATTGAAAAGCTGGATGGTCTTACGGCTCCTTCAGGTGGCGGAGGACTTCCGACTCCAATGAAGATTTATAACTTCAATCAATCAGATACAGATATTGTGTTATTTAATAATGCAACAACCGGCTCATTCTCTGGTGTTAATTTAAATGTCCTTTCACTAGACGGTAATAATGACTATGCTGACATCAGTACCTTTGCTGATGAGTTGATAGCACATGATCCACAGCACTTTACTTTAACATGCTTCATTCGGAGAACAAGCAACACCACAGCAAGAGAAGTTATTGTATTTAGAAACTTTAACAGTGGTAATAGTCATCGGTGGGGATTTAACATTAAAAATAACAAACTTGGTTTCTCTGGTCCAAACAGACTTTCTAACACCACAATAACACAGAATAATTGGTTTCACGTTGCAATGGCTTATAACGACACTACATCAAAAGCAAAAATGTATGTGAACGGGCAACCAGCGGCTGGTACAAACACTTATACAATAAACAACACGGCGTTTGCTGATAGTGACAAACTCTATATAGGTATGGAAACAGATGGAACCAATGTCAGTGATGATTTTGAAGGTCACATTGCCCTCATGAAATTTTATAATACGACCTTGACAGACCAACAGATGTCTGATATTTATACATCTGAATCTGGTTCGTTTTTTGCGTAGCTTCTAACACTTAAATAATGCTGTTGCCTTTTCTTCTTATGATCACTATTTATTGTTGATAAACGTTTATTAGGAGATGTACTAATGTCATCAATGTTAGACCAAGCAATCGTTGACGCACAAGCGTTACGTGAAGCAGCGTTGAAAAATGCTGAACAATCGGTAATTGAAAAATATGCACCGGAATTCAAAGCTGCTGTTGAAGCGCTATTGGAAGGTGAAGAAAGAGAGGTCATTGAGGAAAAGCAAGAAATGGACATACCATTCGCCTCGGACCCAGCTCAAGAAGAAAATATTGAAATGGTTGTTGAATATGAATTCAACCCAGAAGATTTTTCTTTAGATTTAGGAGATCTTGAAGCTTCAAAAGAGCAGACCCAAGAGCAACAAGAAGCGCCCCCGGCACCAGCAGAGACCCCTGCTGAGCCAGCAGCTCCCGCTCCAGATGCTGGTGGAGACGTCGGTTTGGACAACCTTGATGATCTTCTGGCTGAAGCAGACTTGGCAGAAGATGATGACTTTGTCAATGAGATCCTTTCCCTACTTGGAGAAACCGAAGGAGAGGAAGAGGAAACCCTAGAAGAAACACTCGTTGTTGATGTTGGAGCAGAGAAGCATGGGCACTTTGTAACAGACGACGCAACAAACAAATACGATATGGAACTTGAACTTGCAAAAAGACAATCCACAGAATACAAGGATAGAGTTTCAGAATTAGAAGGTGAGCTAGAAACCTTGAGAGGCACACTAGCCAGCTATCAAACAAACCAAGACAAACTTCATGGAGCTATCACCGATATGAAAGATAAGCTTGAAGAAACCTTGGTTAAAAACGCACATTTAATTTACACAAATAAAGTTTTAAGCGATGCCTCCTTGAATGAGCGACAGAAGTTAAAAATTGTCGAAGCCATCGCAAGGGCAAAAACAATACAGGAAGCAAAGTCTTTGTATGAGACTCTTAGAGAAGCCACAGCGGGAACCACCAAAAAGGCTCCACAATCGCTGAGCGAGTCCGTAAATCGAAGATCAAACCTTTCTCACGTTATGCCACGCCGCAAGCAAGAAACTTTAAATGAAAATCATTCTTTCTCTGATAGAATGAGAAAGCTTGCAGGCATAGACTAAAAATACAATTAAGGAGGTATACAAATGTCTATTATTGAAAAACTGACAGAAGGCATTGTCAACCGCGATATGAAAGCGGAAGGCGCTGCACTTCTAGAAAAGTGGTCCTCAACTGGACTTCTTGAGGGTCTTAACACCCAACACGAACAATCTACAATGGCTCGTCTTCTTGAGAACCAAGCAAAAGAACTTCTTCGTGAAGCTTCAACCCTTGCTGCTGGTGATGTTGAAGGTTTTGCTGCTGTTGCGTTCCCAATCGTTCGTCGAGTATTCGCCGGACTTATTGCAAATGATCTTGTAAGCGTTCAACCTATGAGTCTTCCCTCTGGGCTGATCTTCTTCCTTGACTTTAAATACAACGAAACTAGACACGGTAACGCAAGTGGTAAGTCAATTTATGGCACCGACGACCTAGGTTCCGAAATCATCGATGGAGTTTCACTGATAGATGCAACAACAAAAGCAGGTTTCAGTGGTCCTGGTCGCGACGGACAAGTTGGTTATGCTTATGCTTCTCCAACCGGAAGTAACAACGCAGATATTGCTGGTGGTTCAGCCACTGCTAGAACTCGTGTCTTCTTGCTTAATGGAAACGTTGCAGAGTCTGATGCGAAATTCATTCAGTATGATCCAGATCTTCTCTCTATAACAGACAGCACCGGTGTTGTTGTTCTGGATGTAGCAAAGTCTAGTCACGCTAGTGATATAGGTGATCCTGATTTTGACAATCTTTCACCATTTATCTTGAACCTTTCAGCTTCAGGACAAGTTGCTGGAGTGTCTGGTGGTTCACCAACATTTAATCAGATTCGTCGTTTGACTGATAAAGTCGCAGCTGCAAACTCACAACTTTCTGTTGAGTCTATCCGTTACGTATATTCTATAACTGCTGGTGGAGCAACTGTTGCTGCTAATGCTTCTGCTGACTTGGCAACACCTCTTCTGAAAACTGAGCTTGATTATCCTGTTAAGGATCAAATTGATGCATCTGCCACCGTCGGTGCGGTTGTTGGTGACTTGTTTCCTCTTGAGGCTAACGAAAACATTCCTGAAATCAACATCGATGTTAGTTCAACAGCGATCACAGCGCAGACCAAAAAGCTCAAAGCTAAGTGGTCTCCTGAGCTCGGTCAAGACCTTAATGCATACCACAACTTGGATGCTGAGGTTGAGTTGACTTCTATCCTTTCTGAGCAAATTGCTCTTGAGAT